AAGATCGGTTGACCCTCTGAAAACACTATTCCAACTAAAAGTCTGCACGTTTGTGCTTGTTAATCGGAACATTAACTTCTGACCATTTGCCAATGTTCCTGTTGGAGCATTAAGTGTAAAGGTTCCAGCAGCTTGCGTGTTAGCCATTGTCGCCATGTCGGTTGTGTCAGCGTTCATTGTGATGCTTGTTGCATCAGCGTAAGACACTACACGACTGCCATACATTGCGCCCGTTGGACCAGTTGGTCCTGTCGGGCCAGTCAAACCTGTGTCCCCGGTGGGGCCAGTGGGTCCAGTTAAGCCCGTAGCACCTGTTGGGCCAGTAGGACCAGTTAAACCTGTGGCTCCTGTCGGGCCAGTTGGTCCAGTATCACCTGTAAGACCTGTGGCTCCTGTTGGACCAGTAGGACCAATAGTTCCTGTAGGCCCAGTGGCTCCAGTGGGTCCAGCAACGCCTTGTATACCTTGTGGTCCTGTCGGTCCAGTAGCGCCAGTGTCACCTTGGATGCCCTGTGGACCCGTTGGCCCCGTAGCACCTGTGTCGCCTTGAATACCCTGAATGCCTTGGATACCTTGCGGTCCAGTAGGTCCAACTACACCTTGCGCTCCAGTTGAGCCTGTGGGTCCAGTAACGCCTTGAATGCCTTGGATGCCCTGTGGTCCGGTCGGGCCTGTTGGTCCTTGTGCGCCTGTTGGTCCTTGTGGTCCAACAATCTGACCAGCATCAAACCATGCTGTGCCATTCCACACATACAAGTTGCCTTCAGACGTAACAATGTATGCGTCATTAACTTGGTTGCCTGTTGGCGGCAAATCACCAACATTAGTTACTTCACCTTTTAAGTTAATTGACGTTCCTTGTGGGCCTGTGTCTCCAGTAGGACCAGTAGGGCCAGTAGCGCCCTGAATACCTTGTGGGCCTGTTGGTCCAGTAACGCCTTGGATGCCTTGTGCGCCCGTTGGTCCAGTTGGCCCTTGGATGCCTTGAATGCCTTGAATACCCTGAATACCTTGTGGACCTGTTGGGCCAACATTACCTTGAATGCCCTGCGCCCCTGTAGGACCAGTAGCGCCAGTTAATCCAATTGGTCCGGTCGGTCCTATCAAGCCCGTAGCGCCTGTTGGACCTGTCGCACCCGTCAATCCGGTAGCGCCTGTGGGTCCAGTTGGGCCTACAACCGTAGAAGCTGCACCAGTTGGTCCAGTAGGTCCAGTAGGTCCAGTTCTTCCTTCTACGCCTTTGTCAACCAACAAATCAATGCGAGGTTGCGGCACAACTTCAAGGTTTACACCACGGTTGTTGTCAATTAACAGTTGTACGTTTTGCTCGTCAGTAACAACGACTTGAACACCCCTATTCGCGGGGGATACGATGATGCCCTTGCTCATACAACAACGATGCCATCAGAGCGAACAAGGAACAACAAAAAGATAATTTGGTCATCCGCTGGTGTAGTGCCAGCAGCAGGGAACGATACCTTTACACGACCAGAGTAACCAACGCAGCTTGTTGCGTTAATTTCCAATTGAGCATCAGTTGTAATCAATCCCCAAGCTGTTGAGTCAATCACCAATGTGCAAGTGCCAGCAGCATCAACTCGGTTACTGATCGTAAGATTTATTGGCGTTGGTGGTGGCGTGTAATCAGCAATGTCAAAGGTCAACCCGTTGCGGGTGTCAATGATGTTTGTAACTTGCCTACGCACAATCTGAGCGTTGATTGTTGCGCCCGTAAGATTGATCGGTAAATTTGTGTTGGAATTTGTAAACGTCAAATTCCAATAGGTGTTCTGGTTGTAAACCAACTCTCCAGCAAGAATTGGATTGTCAAAGCCCGAAACTTGGGCTAGTGTGTTTTTGTTGAAAATTGACATTGGTTCCCCAAATCTCGGGTGATGACGCTCCCTATGTACTCACAGGGCTACGGGTCTTGTCATGTCTTGATGAGATTATCTCACTATTTATTACCAGCGCAACAAGACAGCACCAGCACCACCGCCACCTCCACCACCACCAGAAGTACCCCCGCTGCCGCCAGAGCCTCCTGAAGCGCCGCTAGGGTTACTGCCACCAGCCCCACCTGCACCTGATGAAGCGCCAACACTATTGCTTCCATTACTACCTGCGCTGCCGTTAAAAGCAGCACCACCAACGCCGCCAGAATTAATAATAACGTACGCCGCACCACCGCCGCCGCCACTAGCCCAACCAGCGCCACCACCGCCGCCGCCAAAATAAACATTACCAGAATCATAAGATGTACCAGCAGCGCCAAAATTTCCACCAAACCCCGCAGTTTCTCGTATAAAAGAAGTTGTAACAGTTGCAGTTGCACCCGTGCCACCGCCACGACCACCAGTTGCAGATACAAAACCACCAAACGATGATGTGCCTCCGGTTGCTCCAGAAACGGGTGTACTAGAAGAACTACCATTACCGCCGTTGCCGCCAGAACCAACAGTTACTGCAATACTTGCGCCGGGAGTTAAACCTACAACTAACACTTGTTGAACTAACGAATTTCCACCAACTTGAGCGCCAGCATCTATTGCACCACCTTGACCACCGCCACCGCCGCCAATGACAGTTGCATATACAGCAGTCACACCTGCTGGCACAGTAAATGTTCCGCTTGCCAAAAACAATTGTTGAAAATTACCAACAGGTAAACTTACTGCACCTGTGGCACTATTAACGCTAGTAACACCGCCGTTTGCCGCAGTAGTTGCATTGGTTGCATTGGTTGCGTTTGTTGCCGTAGCTGCGTTACCAGAAATGTTGATGCCCCATGTACCAGAAGCATCGCTACCAGTTCTTGTCGGCACGTTAAGGTTTGTTCTTGCAGCAGCTTCTGTTGATGCCCCTGTGCCTCCGTTAGTCACAGGAACAGCGTTTACAAGACCGTCAGTAGCGTCTAGTTGACCTGCTGTGTTGAGGTTGTTTGCAAGTTGCGATAGGTTAAAGGCTTGAGTCATGTGATGTCCTTATGCTGCGCCATCTCGGGCAAAAGTTTGTTGATTCAGAAGGGTTAAATTGTTGTTAAATGCTGTGGTCAAAATGTAATTTGCCGAACTTGCAGTGTAGTCATATGACGCACCTTGTGCAAGTAAAGCACCATTGGCATATATTTCCAATGACAACGGATTGCTTGTAAACGGATATGTTGTTTGACCCGCTGTTGAGTATGCAGTGACGTTAACCACGTTTGACGCTGGCACGTTCAAGTTGTTTGGCGCAAACAAAATAACAGTCATGTTTCCTGTCAAAGGCGCAGGGAACCCATCAATTGCAAGCCCAGTGATGTTGTAGTCAATCTCATTGATCTGAAGACCATTCACATAAATTGATTCAGCGCCGTTTTGGATTGCCCATGTTGTTGGGGTGTACGTTGTTGCAGAACTTAAAGCAAAAGTGTATCTGCTAAATGGTGAGTAGTTTGAACCAGCCGCCCGTGCAATAAACACTTGATTGCCAGCAGTTGCACCAGCAATGGTGGTGGTAAACGTAATCACTTTGGTTGTGGTGTTTATGCTTTGAACAGCATATTGCGTTGGTGTTCCTGTATCTGTAAAAGTCAGGTTGTCTCCAACATTTATGATTTGCCAAGGAGCATTGTTATATGTAATTGTGTTGCTTGTGCTAGACGCAATTGTCATGTTGGTTTGTACATACGATGCAGATGTGCTAACACCTCGCATATAAAAGATGACAACAATTTCACCAGCCGCGCAAGCTGTTGCCATAACAACTGTAGTTGATGTTTCAGAGTATTCACTTGTGTCCAACAAAACACCATTTCGGAACACCATGATCCAACCAACAGTATGTGTATTGCTAAACGTAGTCTGTGCAGCAGTGGCTGTATATACAGTTTCTGTATAGAAAAACTCATCTTGCTCAAGGAAGCCAACAACTCGACCATATACGTCTACAGTCAATGTAGCGGCAGCAAAAGACTTTGTGTAAATACCCGTACCAAAATTTAAAAATTGTTGCAAGTTAACCCGCATTTGTCCATTTGTATTGTTAGTAATAGACAAGAAACCATCGTTTTGGTTAGGGCTAGAAAATCCATTGATAATAACTTGACCTGTTGATTGGTCTAAATCAATAAAACTTTGGACTCCACCAGCAGGATCAATTAACCCTGACCAAACTGTTGAATCATAAACAGAAGTTTCGCTTGGAACAAATGAACCACCAAGGTTAACGTATCCAGCATTGCCTACTGCAAAGCTAAATTTCCTGTTGCTACGGTTGGCATACAACAAATAATTATCAGCAGATGTTCCAAAATTTACGGGAGACAAGTACCACTTATAAAGTGTTGGGTCTGTGCCGCCGTTTGCAGTCACGTTGTTGTACAAACCGTAATATGCTTTGTTTCGAGGGCTAAAGCTAAAGCCAGATGTGCCTGTTGCATTATCCGCATAGGCAACAGCAATGTATCTGTCTGTATATTGAAATGTTGTTGGCCTCCAAGCAAAGACAGTGCTTGCTGGCGAATACTCGCTGTTGGCAATTGGATTGACTAAGCGAGAAAACAGATACCAATTACCTGCTGGAATTGCAAGGTTAACTGTTGGCAATGTCTGACCAACAGCAAAAGGCACACCGTTGCTTGGCAGAGATGTTGTGCCACCTAGCAGTATTTGCGTTGCCGTAGGTGTTGAAAACGCCGAATACCAAATCTCGGCATAAGTTGCAAAACTAGCAGTCCCCATAGAAGGTTGCACGTTAAAGCTAGGAACAACAGCAGAGGGAAAGCTAGAAGCCACTGTAGGCGCTGGAACAGGGCCAAAGTAGGATGGGTCAGGCAGGTCAGAGTTAGGGGCTGCAACGTACTTTGTAATGTCTTGATCGTCATACACTTGTGCGTTGTATTCGTTTAACTCAAACGATGCGCCAAGGTTGCCATCAGGCAGTGACACTTCAGACACTCGCATCACCCTAAACGGCTTGTTTGTCCAACCGTAAGATGAGTTGGTCACAGTCACCACATCACCAGCGTCAACCTGAATGCCGACATACGCTGTGCTGAAACTGACAATCAGGTCTTCACGGGCTTGCTCAAGGATTCGCGTTGCAAGGTACTGCGCTTGAACTGAATCGTTGGTCATCGCAAACTGAACAGATTGTTTGTTGATCGGTTCGTTGGGGTACAGCAAACCTGCTGGAGTTTCGTAGTACACAAAGTCAGATTGGTCACGGTTTTCACCGCTAGGAAACTCTGCCTCAATCTGGTTGACGCTGCTTGTGATGTCGTAGGCACTGACGCGAATCTCTCCAACAATTGAGTCATCATCAAACGCATATGCTGTTGACGCTTCTTTGTTAATAACAATACTCCACTTGCCTTGCGCTGCGTTGTACTGATTCCAAGAATCGCACACAATCATTATTGAGTTGATGTTGTTCAGGCATGATTGCCCTGTATCAAGCACACCGTTAATGCGGTAACGAGGTTGTGTTTGTGCGCCTGTTGTATCTGTGTAAGGTATTAAGCCATCAGAGTAAGTGTTTAATGCTGTGGCAGATGTTGCATCTACCAAATCTGCTGGCATAGCGCCGCCGTACTTTTCGTTTGTAATGTAGTCATACCAAACGTCACCGGGCTTTGCTGCACCAGTACTGTTAAGGTAATGGCTTACAGAATAAGTAAGCGTTTGCATGTTTGTAGTTTCTGCTTCACGGTTGTAATTCATTTTTACAATTGCAAAAGCAAGACCATTCATTTGACGGTTGGTTGCCGACCACCGCAACTCAGATGGCAAGTCAGAGCCACCCATGTAAGTTGATGGAGCAGATGCGCCATTGGCAGAAGTGATGACACCAGCCTCTGTTGACTTGTATAACGCTATAAACAAGTTGCCACTAACCTTGGTGTCTACGTTACCTGCGCTGTCAGTCAAGCTAACGACCTTTGTTTGGTCTGTGCCATCAAACGTAATCTTGCGGTCACCCCAATACATATCTGCTAAATCAAAAGAAAATTGACCGTTAGGGCTAATGTGCGAAATCGCAAGAACGTAGTACATTGTCTTGGCATCAGTGCTAAGAGCCGCATCAACAAACGAACCACCCATGTACGCATCGCCGTACACGACAGGAATACTGTTTGTTGACGATGGTGGAACTTGCTGACGCACACCGTTATCTACTGCTTGATTGCCGCTTGCATCAGGCGCAAAAGCACGGGCGAACAATGAAGACACAGCAAAGTTAATTGCAAATGTTGCGGCTGCAAGACCAAATGAACCCAAGGCAGCAGCAGCCATAAAAGTACTGCCGTAAATAGCACTCAAAACTAAGGTTGCAACCATGTCTATTCCTTCACGAAACTTGCGCCGACAGCTTTGTATCCGCGCTTTGTGTAATTTATCAATGGGCCATTTGCTGAAACTGATGTGTAGGCGCAATGTATAGCGCCATCATTAAGCAGTTTACTGGCTATTTTGTCGTATTCAATCCAAAGTTTTCCACCAACAAGATTGTTTCTGTGTTCATGGTCTACCCACCACAACAACTCATGCAATTCAACAACGTCAGGACACCAGATGTTGTTTTGTTTAATCGCAATTAATGTTCCGGTCATGTGCTTATCAATCAAGATAAACCCGCGACCATTGATGACGGAAAACAACAATTGTTCAACATGCTTTGGTGAATGTTTTGTTGTGTCGCCTAGAACGTCTACAGGGTACTCTTTTGAGTAAGCCTCTACAAACTCTAGCAATCTTGGAATGTCGTATCTTGTCGCAAGTCGGATCATATGCCGAATCGTCTTTGTGATGGTGCTTGTGTAACTGCTTGACTGCCTGATGTTGGCTCACCACCAAAGTCAAAGTATGACCCTGCAATGGATGGCACACGACTCATGCTGTTGTCGCTAGGATAGAAGGCTTGCCAAATCTTAGGAGTTGTGCGAACACCGCCAACCCTGTTCTCCAAGATCGTGCGGAAAGAAGCACACGACAAACCTACAGTGGCAACACGGCTTCTGACTTGTTCATTCCAATTTTCAGTGATGGAATAGTTAGAAACAATGCCCTGATAGCGTTTAAAGAACTGCAACGTAGGTGTTGTAATGATTTGATTGTTTGAGTCCATAAAGCCACGCCAAACCTCAATGCGCGATCCTTTAATGTCAGAACCCAAAACGATTGATACGTTTGATCCATCAACACCTGTTAGCGAAATGCTCAAGTCAGAACTGTTGGCTTTGATGTCACGTTTAATATCAGAAAGCTGCAACAGACTGCCAAGGTTTGTAAAGGTGATGCCATCTACGGTAATAGGTGCAGCAGCATTGCAAAAAGTGTAGGTGTTAGACGGCATTGTTAGCCGAATAAACTCGCCATGTCGGATAGACGAACTATCCAATGCTGTCATTGTCGTAGTCATGTAATGTCCTCTCTAAATACAAACGCATCATCCCAATTCACAAGTGCGCTTGCTGGATATGGCGTTAGTGTATAGGTAGGACACTTTTCTGCCAAGACCGTAAACGTGCAATTGTTGCCGCAAGCCACAGCAGCGCCAGATACAGGCGAACCAATAACAGGTCTATGAATGCTCACAGTTGCAGTTGCACCAGTGTAGGGTACGTCAGCAGTTATCTTGTAGCTGTATCCGGCAATCATTATGAAATCACCAGCCTTAAAAATAGCGCCAGTAGATGCAGGTAAATTAGCCAGCGACAAGGTTTGTGAGTTGGCGGCAGGTGTAGCGCCTAGCGTTACAGTCGTTGGGGTTGTAGCAGCACCACCTTGATACGCAGTAAACCACCGCAAGTTGTCGCTGTTAAACGTAATGGTTTCTGGCAACTGCCTGTCAAGATTGTCAATGGTTTGAATGATTTGACGAGAGGTTGCATAAGCCAAATAGTTGTGCGGAGAAACAGTGAACACCCAAGGCACAGCAGTCAAGTATTGAGCCACACGCATTTGACCAGAACGGCTAACTTGCTGGCCTACCGTTCTGCGGTTGTTAACAGTCATTGACTGTTGCACCTGAAAAATGGTTTGGAATGACATTAAGTTCTCCCGAAATTAGTAGACAGGTTTTTGTTGGCGTACTGGTTAGCCGCCCAAATAGTGTTTGAGCTACCAAGCAAGCGATCTTCAAACGACTTAACGTCAATGGCGTTGATGTAGTTGTTTGTGACGTTTGAGGTGCTGCCCATGCCCATCTGGTTGTTAGGGATGATTGTCCCAGAGCCTGATGGCATAAACAACTCTGGCCCACGTTCACCCACGATGTACGGGCTACCTGCGCTTACAGGGCCACCTGTGGCTTTTTCCGTTACTCCCGCTGCCTGATAGACATTTTTAAACCAACCGTCATTTGATGCGTTAGGGCCAGTAGCAATTCCAAAAACTCCTTTTAAAAAGCTCAAAGCAGCAGCTTTCATTTGAATTGCAATCAAACTTTGTATAGTGTCACGGGCAAAGTCTTTCATGCTTAACTTGCCTGTCTTGACAAAGTTGTCAATGGCTGAAGACATGTTACTAAACACAGTATTAAATATTTCCCCTGTGCGTTTGCCAGATTCTTCTATTGTGACAAGACTTTTTGCAATTGCTTCTTGACGGTCAAGGTCTTTGCTTTGAGATTCTGATTTACTTTCGCTATTTTCAAGGTCTTTGCGTTTTCTTGCGTATTCCAAAGAAATCTGTGCTAATTTTTGCTCAGTCTCTGTTGCGTAAATTAACTGGTATTTAAGTTCAAGCGACTTGCGTTGAAATTCAAGTTCTTCAGTCTGGTTGTATGCGCCCAAATCTGCTGTTTCTCTTGCTTTACTTTTACGAACAAACTCATCATCAATGTCTTTTTGGTAGGCAAGTTTTTCTTCTTGTTCTTCCATGTACTTTTTAATTTGAATTTGCTTTATTTTTTCAGCAGTTTCAACAGCAATAGCAATAGATTTGTTTTTGTATATCTCAAGATTTTTTGATGTAAATTGATTGTCTTCTTGCGTATTTTTAGCTTTCATTTCAAGCTGAGCATCATGCAATTTTTTAGCAGCATCTATTTGAATAATTTGCATTTCGTTGGCGCTTTGTTTAGCAACTGCAAATTGTGCTTCTGCTTGTGCTTTTGCCAATTCTGCGGCCTTGGCTATCCCCATAGGCCCATACTTGTCTTCATCACGAATGTTTTTTGCATTTTGTGCTGCGGCTTTTGCTTTTGCTTTTGCTGCTTCGTCTTCTATTAACATAGATTGAAGCAACAACTTTCTTTGTTCAACTAATGAATCAAGTCTAGCTTGACGTTCATCTTGAACTTGCTTCATTCGATTGCCGGGAGCATTAACAGCAGCAGAAGCTAAAGCAATTTCTTGGTTTAGCTTCTGCAAGTCCGCGTTTTTGTCATCACGGCCCCAACCCATCATGGCATCCCAAGCATCTGAAGCAGCCTTCCCAAGGTATTTCCATCCTTCTTCAAAATAGCCAAGTTCGCGCCGCGAGGTCTGGAAACTTTGGTTGAGCAAAGTGGATTGCAGCCGTATCGACTCTTGCAACTGACCTTGCTTTTCCAAAGCCTTAATGTTCTTGTATTGCTCAAGCGTCAGGAAGTGGTATTTGTCGTTCAGTTGTTTTGCAGAACTTGCCGTACCGTCCAACAATGGGATAAGAGTTTCAGCGGCTTTTGCAGCATCAACGCCAGTAAGTTTAGAAAAACGCAGGATAACTTCACCAACAGCTTGCATGGATGTGTGCGTGTATTTTCCAGTTGCAGCCAATTGCTGCATCAAATCTCTTGCATCTCCAATAGCTACGTTTGTTTTTTCGGAAAGTACATTACCAATATTCAACAAGCCAGTGTAAGTAACGCCAGCAAAACCACCAGTCAAAGTCATTGCTGACTTAAAGCTTTCCAAATCTTCTTTTGCTTTATAAAAAGCATATCCAACACTACCAACAACAGCAGCAACAGAAGTAAGGCCAACACTAAACGGAGTGAACAAAGAGCCGATAGCACGGAACATATTGCCAACGCCACCCATCGTATCTTTCAATTGACCGCCCTGTTGTATGGCAGCAATAAACGGGCTTTGACCAGATGCGATCTGCGTAAAAAAGTCAGTTGTTTGGTAGGTAAGGTTAATTTTCTGTTGCTCATTCATTTTGAACTGAGCGCCAGCCATGTTTTTTACTGCATTAGCTTTTGCATCATAAGCAGCAGCCTCTTTACGCAAAATTTCAATCAAAGATCCTTCAGCACGTTGATAACGTCCAGCTTTAATTTCGCGCTCAACCTGCTCCACTTTGGTCAGAGTCTTGCCGTAATCTTCTGTTGCATAACGCAAAGCAACAATGTCTTTAGCTGCGCTATTTGAGTCACGTTCTACTTGTTTAGTAAAACCGTGAAAAGTCTCTTTAGCTTTTGAAATCTTGACTTCAAGTTCTGCCGTATCAACGCCAAGAACAATACCAAGTCGAGCAATATTACTTGAGGCCATTATTTTCTCCTTCTTGCCATTTTATTCGCATACGATATCAAATACGCAGAGAAACTTGTTTTAAAGTTGTTGACAACTGACTCTGCGTTTTGCTCAATAGCTCTACGCAAAAAAGGTTGTGCTGGAATTTTCTTAGTGCCAAACTCTTGAGCCAGAGATACCGCGCTGCGCTTTACAGAGACAACTGCAATAGCTGCATCAGACTGGCTTACATAAATTGATTGCAAGTCTCTTTTTGTTGGAATTCTTGCATCCAAACGAACAGTATCTTTTAAATGAATTGGACTTTTTTCTGTTCTTGGCGATGGGTCATATGGAGCAGTTGACCTGACTTGATCTGCAACAGGCGACATTGCATCTTTTGCTGCTTTGACAATAGTTGCTCTTGCCGCAGTATCGGCACGATGAATGTCCATTAGTTCAGAAAGTTTTGCCTCAAGGTCTTCCATGCCCTCAACGCGAAACATCCTGTTTTTGCCATCAGGACTCCAAGAAGCCATACTATTCTTTCAGGTAAGCCTCCGAACCCGGTCTAGTAGTCAAGAATGCCATCAATTGCTTGCTGGCTTGCTCTTGCTGTTGTTCCTTTGTCAGCGGCGGGACAATGTATTCGTGCGTTGATGGAAGAACATCTTTCATCGTAAACGGTCTTGTTGTCTTCTGTATTTTCGAGTTTAAGTTGCCTGTGGTCAAGGAACTCAAAGCCAGCAAAATAGCTTTGTTTCCCAACATACCATCCGACAACATAATCTCGATATTCCGCATATCGTCTACAGGAACATCATCAGGACACCCACCATGAGCGTAAACATACGCTCTGGCTTGCAGGTGAATGTCCCAGATTAGTTTTTTCGAGAGTCCTTGTAACCGGGCTGAATTGCCTCAGAGATTTTGGCAAGGACTTCCAACTGAACGGCAGTGGGCCACTCAGCTTCAATGTCTTCATAAGTAATTTCATCAAGCGTCCCATTTACAGGAACCAACAGCCTGATGTACTCAACCATTCTGTTTTCCATCTGCAAGATGGTTTGAACCAGTTCTTTGGTAGAGCGCCCTTCAACAACCACATCGTCATCCGTTACCACAATGCCTTCAATAGCCTGTGATTGACGAAACGAGGATGTCATCTTGTCAAAGCGTTTTTGGAATTCGGCTTGGTCAAACTTCTCAATGCGCTCTTGCATAGCATCAAGTTCTTTTGTCAGCGGAACACGAACCTTGAAGTTGTATCCAGCAAGCTCAAAAGACTTGGTACGCAGATTGGGGATTTCGCCAAAGGCAGATGTAAGTTTTGTCATGGTTTATCGTGTAGCTTTGATGATCTTGTGGTAAATCGACTCATTGATAGAAATGGCGTAATCCACCACTTCATCAGGAGTTAGTTTATCAGCATAATTTTTTGCAATTTCGTGTGCAAGGGCAATTGCTGTAATTCTCTGCTGTTGAAACCCAAACCAATTCTTTGAAGAATCGGATTGGGCTACAAGGAAGTTTAGAAGGTCGTTACTGTCTTTTACTATCATATCTTTTTACTCTGTTGTGTCTGGAGGGACTTCTTCAATGACCACCACAGGGGCAGTCACGTTGTACTTCTTCAGCAAAGCCAAAGCAATGGCTTCTGCTGTGTCAGGTTTGGCTGTGGCCTTGGCAAGCTCCGCAGCATCCACCACCATGCCACGGGCAACAAGATTAATGTCGCCGTAGCTGGTCACAATTGCTTCGATTGCGTCTGAGACTTTCATCAGTTGTTCGACCAGCCGTACTGGTTGCCCCGTGGATGAATAGTAAATGTGCATTTGGCTTCAGCGCCGGGTGCAGAGTCAATTTGGAATTGACCAACACGACCGTTGAACGCATAAGCAACAGTGTTTGTGCTTTCAACTGCTGCAACCACGAAAGTGCGGTCAACAACACCAGAGTAAGCGTCAGCACGAATCTGGAGCAATGCTGCGTCAGACGGGTTCCAAGCAGCAGTAATGGTCATGCTTGTAGGAGCCGCTTGCACAGGAATCTTGTCGCTTTGACGCGAACCAGCAACACCAAAACTTGCTACAGCATCATCTTGACCAAAGGCAGGGATGGCCTCGACAGGCACAGCAACACCAGCGCCACCTGTACCGTTGGCTGAAGTGCCCACGATAGTGGTTACTTGAGCAACCCACACAGACAAGTTAGCGGTTGTCAATGGAGTTGGAGTAGCAGCCGATTGCATCCACAACGATGCGGCAAAACCGGGAAGAACTTTTGCAGGGATAGCCATGATGACTCCTTAAGCGTTGTTAGACCAACCGTACTGATTGCCACGGGGATGGATGGTAAATGTAGCCTTGGCTTCTGCACCGGGAGCCGAATCTACTTGGAACTGGCCTACACGCCCGTTAAAGGCGTAATAAACGATGTTTGCACCTTCGGTTGCCGAAACAATGAAAGTGCGGTCAATCACGCCAGAATAGGCATCAGCACGCATCAACAGCAAGTTGGTATCAGCAGGGTTCCATGCAGCAGTAATGGTCATGGAAGTTGGTGCAGCCTGAACGGGAATCTTGTCAGACTGACGCGAACCAGCTACGCCGAAACTAGCAACCGCATCATCTTGACCGAAAGCAGGGATTGCTTCGACAGGAATTAGGTTGCCGCTAATAGCAAGTGGCCCAACACTAGCAACCAAGGACAACTGTGTAATTGTCAAAGGAGTAGGTGTAGCTCCGGGTTGTGCGTACAAAGCCGCGCTAAAACCGGGTAGAACTTTGTTTGGTAAAGCCATTTTGGGTATCCTTTAAGAGTTGAACAATTGTCTTGTTTTACGCCGGGATGTCAATGGTGCAATCTAAAAAGATTTGCGCCATTTTTTCCTCATCGTTATAACTGTTGTACAGCCACATAACGTCAGCCTTGGAAATGTAAAAACCATCTGCTTGGCTTCCGAAAATTCCGCTGTACCCATGCAAGGCTTGCAGAATCTGATTTGAGATTGTAAATCCATCTTCAATCTGCTGAGTAAAGATAGAAATCTGGAATACAGGACGATCAATGCCTTTGTTGCTTTGCTGTGTTCCCGTATATACAGGTTGATGCACGTTACGCAGCATCCAAGTAATGAACTTGGGCTGAGTCGCAAAGTTACGGTTAAAAGCCGCATACACAGGCACAGGCGTGACAATGTTAGCCAGTTGATACTGGATGGCCTTACCGTAAACAACAGGATTTAGTTGTGCTGCCATTAGACCGCCGTAACTGGATCAGAGCGATAGCACAAGAGAGTAACGGTCATTCGATCATCGGATTCCCGCACACTATCAATACGCCAATCTTTTCCACGATATGTGATTGAAAACAAGTGCTGACTATCAACAATTGTCTTTGTGTTTGGTGTGTAGTTCAGCGTCAAATTAACCATGTCTTGGTACAGCCGATACTTATCAGCAATCTTTAGGCTGTTAGCAACTGTTGAAACTCTTGCCCGTGTTGCAAACCACAATGCCTGAACAGTCGCAGACTCACCAAACGCTGACTTGGTAAAAGTCAAGTTGTTGATGTTGATGTTCTCAAAACGAGCAATTGACATTTACATCACCAGCGGTTTGTAACTGCGTAAAAGAGTTGTCACGCCAAACGGAATGTCTTTTAGCCTTGTCTCTGTGGCATTGGCACGGTTGTTATACAAGTGCGTAAGCAACAACAAGCCAGCTTGCTTGATGACCGGGTAAGCCGACAATGGATTTGAAACAGTTGTGTAAAGCACATTGATTGGCGCAGTCATCACCGTATTAATGTTTGTCGGCAAGTTGTTTACGATTACTTTGTTGCCAGATGGATCGTAGTAATAGCTTGAACTTGTCAGTGCCGTAAACACTGGAGGAAAAGCATCGTTCCAATAACCAACAGTATCAATCGACACACCCGGTTGGCTTGGGTAAAAGTTTTGACTGACTTCAGGCAAATCTAGACTAATAGGCGATGCCACAAGGCTTTCAGAGCCGTAGAAAACCCGATAGCTTACCGGAAAGATAGACATTCCCAAATAGTCTTCAATTGCTTGTCGTGTTGCCAGTTCAAGAGCCGACAAATAAGTGTCTTGGCTTTCATCTTGAAACAAGTTTAGTTGTTGCGTGATTTCATCAAGCGTCAACCAAGGTGTAACACTATCACGATCAATCTGTTCAACCTTTGCGTAGTTAAACGGATTGCGCGTTTGTGCTCCAAAAGGCGCAGCGTATTGATAGTTATCAACGCTCATGGTTTAAACACCTACAAGTCGGATGCCAGCAAACGGGTCACGCACGGTACTTACAAGACGCTTTTCCGCATATAGCGTAATGAAGCCGGGGCTTGTTTGCTCCATTGCTTGAATTGTCATTTCTTCAACGTCAGCAATGCTTACAAAACGAGGCCAGTTAGCCAAATAAATGTTGAAGTTACCAGCGCCAGTTGTTTGGATGTTTGGGTTCGCAATGACAGGAAAGCCAAACACATTAACAATAGCACCGCCATCATCATCTCCAGTTTCAGCAAATTGTCTAATTGCCGCGCCACCCGTCCCGAGGTTACGCAGTTCGTGAATTGTTTGTGGGTGCATCATCCATGCAGTACCGGGAAGATTCCAGTATTGAGCAGGGAACAAACGGGTCATGTCAGTAATGTCGGAATACGACACAGCCGCTGCTGCTTGTGTGTAAGTCGCAATTGAGTGAATACCATTGGTGATTGCTGTGCCACTTGTACCAAATGCAGATGAAACAGCACTGGTGTACATATTCAGTCCGCGCAAACCATTTGTAGCGCCGTTGATAGTGGTTGTCGAACCAGCTTGGTCATTGTTCAGCACCATTGAAGCGCCTTCGATTTGTGCAAATTCCAGCATCAAATCTTCGACCAGCGTTTCATTTAGGTAGTTCACATCCGACATAACCGCTGAACGCACAGGCAATTGAGCAGAAATAACACGGGTTGGCAGTTGCCAGATAGATGTGTTGATGTTTGGCGAACCGCTGTTAGGCGTGAACGTGTAGCCAAACGGGTTTGTGGAGTTTGTCGCATTACCTGTCTTAGCGACAAACTGAACGCTTGAGCCAGATGCAGGGATAACACGCGACATCTCACGAATTGGGTTTGCAAAACGCAATGCAGCAAATGCGTTGTCAAAGAAGGTACGACCACCAACCCCGTCACCAGAGCCTGTGATAGCAGATGCCTCGCGCAAGTCAATTGTGACTTTCTCGCCAGTTTCCAATGTTTGCTTAATTCCAGACAGGATGCGTTCGGTAATGGTCATAACAGTTCCTAAATTATTGGCACAAAAAGGAGGGGCATTTACGCCCCTCCGATTTATCAGGTAGCTGTACCTGTCGAGCGATAGCGAATCAATGCGTTTGGATCTCTAACACTGGTGGCAAGCCTTTTTTCGCCAAAAAATGTTATAAATCCTGGGAGCGTTTGGTCGTATCTCCGCATAACCATGTTCAAACGATCAATGATTGTGTGACCACGGCTCCAATCACCAAAATACATTGGGTACAGGCTAGTTGTGCCAGCAGAACCAGTAGTAGTTTGGCTAGGAGTGTCCAGATACTTGTTCATCACAACGTCAAAGCCAAGCATTTGACCAATGATGCCATCAGGGTTCAACGACTCCATAGAGTTGAAGATTGGGCGACCATTGGTGTCTTGCAGACCACGGATTGCTTGAGCCAAGATTGGGCTAACCATAAACTTGGTGTTAGGAGTCCAGTACTGTTGTGGCAAGGCGTAGACAGTGTTAATAACGTCTTTGTATTGGATTGCGTTAGCACCAACAGTGTTGACGTTAGAAGTGATCTGGTCATAAGTAGCCAGCGAGTGCAGACCGCTTGAAGAACCAGTGCCAGAAGTGCCAAAAGCAGCAGCAGAAGTTGTACCGCCAGCATAAGTGGCATTAGAACCAGCATACTGATCCAAACCACGCAGACCGTTAGTACCGCCGTAAGGGTTAGTACCCGATTGAGCAGCTTGGTCATTGTTTTGAATCATCGACAAGGCTTCAGCCTGTGCGAATTCGGCCAGCATGTCATCAACCACGTTGGCTTCCAAACCATCAATGTCGTCCAGCGCAGCAGTACGGATTGGGAACTGCACGTTCAAGTCTTGCAAAACCAATTGCCAGATGCTTGTATTTTCAGTTGTATCAGCGCCGTTGTTCTGGATCGTATAGCCCCATGCCACACCAGCATTGCCAGTTTTGACACGGAATTGGTACGAGGAACCATCGGTAGCCACAGTGCGCGACAGACCACGCATGGGGTTAGCCAAACGCAGAGCAGCAAACACTGGATCGTAGCCAGTACGACCACCCTTGCCATCACCGCCAGCGGTCAAAGCAGAGGCTTCCTTCAGGTACGCATCCATTTGGGCTTCGTCTGCAAAGATTTGCAGTTCTTTTTCCAAACGGTTGTTGCCTTTGTAGAAAGTAGACAGTTGCTCACGCACCGAACGGTTCACATCTTGGCGAACAGTCTTGGCGGGTGTGCGAATGAACTCAGGCATATTGATAGAAGCAACTTTGGCTTCCAGAGCAGAAACCATCTCGCTGAATTCAGCTTTAACAGCTTCAACAGCAGCAGGGATTTTGGCTTCTACAGCAGTGATGCTTTCGGCTTGTTTAGCTTCGATAGCATCCAGTTTTTCGAGGATAACTTGGGACATGATTTAACCTTTAAGTCGTTTGTCAAGGAGTTTCAGAAGTTCACGTTGCTCAAGAGCCGCGAGAATTTCAGCGGTTGCCTCCGCATCAGAATCACTCTGAATTGGCGCATTTTCAATAGGCTTTTCAACAGCATCACGCTGTTCAATTACCGTCTTGAATACAGATGCGGCGGCAACCGACATCTGCTTGGACAGACCTGCATCCCGCAAGGCTTCTTCCAATACTTTCAAATCAGCAGAGCCATCAGGTCGGAAATATTCCAACTTTTTGATTTCTGCTTTCATGTTATTTGGGTGCATGACCACGCTAGTCTCGCGCAGACCACCTTTGGTAATTTGGAAATAACCAGACTCATATGGGTCATCAGAACCAATGGTCATTGCTTCGCCATCTTCTTTAACCCACTGATATTCTTCAGCATAAGCGCCAACAGAAACCCCGCCAAACATATTGGGAGATTCCTTCATCACTTGGTAAAGATCAGAGCCAGTTGTGGTGTTGAGATACAGGCGACCAGAAGCATTCATGCCATCGTCATCCATCTCAATGCTTGTCCACTCGCCCACAGGGATAGCGTCAGCATTGTGGTTAACGTACATGGGAAGTGGTCGGCCCATTTCGGCAAACTCTTTGGCCCATTGCATAAAGCCTTCTGGCTTATAAAAGAACTTGCGACCATCAGCGCCTTCACGAGCGCCCCAAGTCGTAATGCGAGCCTCAATCTGTCCAGACGGTTCGCCGTTCGAGGCTTTCTCGTTCAAGTTCAGCTTGGCTTCGCAGATAAGATTCAATGTCTTCATTGATTGCCCCTAAAGCAATGGATTGGTTATTGTCCTGTATTTTAGGGCGTTGCCCTAGAAGTACAGGCAACTTTTTAGGTCGTTTGACCTGTTTGGCTAATGCTACCAGATATTGTGTATCAGTGTGCATGATATATCAAGTCGCGCCTATATTCATCTTTTTGGTCTGATTGCCACCACCGCCACCAGTATCTTTAGGGCTGCTACCAGCAATTGGCTCGGCAGGTTCAGGCTCTTTAACCAACTCATCACCACCGTCCATAGATGGCAAATTCATGTAGTTACGGGCTTCGTTGGGTGTCATTATTCCACCTTTTACGCCAGCAGTAGCAAAGTTCATTTGATCCAAAGGAGCGCCCTTCAGGAAATCCTTAGTGTCAAACTCGACACACAGTGATGGATAACCCTCAAGCAAATGTTGCGTCAATTTTTGCTGGATGTTAACAATTGTCGGGTACATGGTGGTTTTGTAAAACTCATCCAAAGCCGTTTGACTGTTGTTGAACTTGCCATCATGGATGCCGATCATAGAAGGTGGCACACCAAACAACCCACAGATTCGGCGCATCGTCTGTAGCTTTAAAGCAGCAGCGTCAGTGTCTTGCAAAGTCAGCATCTCTAGTTTCTGATACTTCATGCCCTGATCCAGCAACATACCCTGACCCGGCTTGCTTGGGTCACTGGTCTTGCTGCCTGTCATGTTGTTCCACGCCTCTTTCAGACGGGCTGCGATTTCTTTGTACTTGCCATCAGGAATAACCTGATCGGTAACAAACATCCCGCTAGGCTTTGCACCGTTCTGCATGACAAAGTTGGCGTACAAATCAATGTCTTGGTCAAGTCCAACCAATTCAGTCGCCAGAATAGCTTTGTTAAAGCCAGCAGAGCCTTGCCAAGCCATTTCCTTGCCGTGCATGACTTGGAAATACTTGAACTCATGGTCTTTGTTGAAACCATAGCTAGGCGTAGACAGTCGGAAGGTTGGATAACGTGTAGGCGTGATATTCACGGCAATCAGCGTTGAATCCAACACATACATTTCTAGCGGAGTCTCTGTAGAACTGTTCTGGTCCTTCCTCCACCACAGGGTAAAGGCTTCACCAGACAATTCGTACCACATAAGCCACTGATACCAGAACTCATACTTGCTCTGGAAGTTGTTAGGGTTACCCAATAGCTTGGCAACTTGCTTGGCTTTGGCCTTATCTCGCGCACCAACACCTTCACCCCTAATCGCATCGACAGTCTTACCGTCTGCCGTTTCGCAGCAAATCTTGATTGGCAACTGCGCCAAAGCCCGAGCCTTTACCCCCACACAAGACATGATTGTGCTGTTTCTGGTCAGCACAGACATATCTACCGGGCGACCAGCAGTTGTTGTGCTGGCAGTCGTTACATAGAGGATTTGAGTGTTAACACCAGCACGTTTATCGCTGCCCTGATAAACAATGTTGTTACCCAAGGCGGTCTGACCGAACAATGTATTGCTCTCAGACTGAGTGTTTTTGCGCTTGAAAATGTCAAAAATCGCCATGATTTCTCCTCAATTCTCTACACTTTACCACTCTATTGCTCTAAATCCAAATGAATCACTGACAAACACGTTATCCAAATGGCAATGCAAAGCCATAATCATGGCAATAATACCGTCCACTTTGGCTGACGGGTCTGCTTCATTCTTCCTGACCTTCACGTTGCCGTTGACATCGGTGTAAACCTCGCAGTTACCTAATTGCCAACCAACAAACGGGTTGCCATCGTGATGGATAGCTTTCTTCAGAATCAATTGCTCAGTGGTCTTAGACGGGTTTGACAGCATAGCCATACCCTGACCAACCTTTTTGACAGGCAAACCATCAGCATACAGGTTAGCCACTAAAGCGGCTGCGTTATATGGATCGTAGCCAACTTCTTTAACGCTGTGCTTTTCGCATTCTTGTTTAATGTACGACTCAACTTCATTCAGGTCAGTTACGTTACCCGGCGTGAGCCTCAAAATGCCACTTGCATGAGCCTGAGAAAATATGCTCTTGTAGTGGTTTGGGATTAGGTCAATAGATTCTTCCGGTAGAAAGAATTGGAACTTGGCATAAAAATCTTCTTCGCTGTATCTGTGCAAAGTGCAAACAGCATTCAAATCTCGCGTGTGAGCCAAGTCAAAAGCAACAAATGTAGCTTCAGGCTTTTCTTTCGGCATTGGAGTGACCGATTCATCCCAATGCCTTCTGTCAACCCAAGCAGAATTAGCCGAAACATAGATGTTCAACTGCTTACACAGGAATTCGTTTAGGCTTGCTGGCTTGGCAGACGCTTCTTCAGCCATCTGCTGAATGTGCTGAGTTGTGACCGATATCCCAAGCATCGGGTTCGCTTTGCCCCATACCGCAGGGTCAGCCCAATTATCGCCGGGGTCAATGCTATAAAGTAGGCCAAACCAGCGATGACTATCAGGAGCAGCGCCACGCAACACGCTACGGTAGTGCGAAAGGTCTTCAAAGAACTTGGTTTCCTTAGTAAAGCTGGCAGTTGTCAGGTACATCCGCAGCGGGTTCTTTCGAGCGCCCATACCCGAATGCAAGACCTCAATAGACTGTCTCTCAGTAATCTGAGCAGCCTCATCAATCATTGCACAGGACGGGTTCTTACCGTCACCAGTTTTCCGGTTCTCGCGTGACAGCGCACGGTAGGTAGAAGTCGAGTCGCCAGCCTTCTTCAGTTCGCTTCGGTAGGCAATGAACTTAGCTCCCAACTCGGGTTTCATGTTTTCTACGATAGCTTTGGACGAATCAAAGCAAATAGACGCTTGATCCCGGTTAGTAGCCAGAGTAAACACTTCAGCACCAGCATCACCAAACTGCAACTCATACAGCGCAATGATGGACGCAATGGTTGTCTTGCCTGACTTACGAGGAACGAACAAAATGACATCAGTGACATAACGAAAAGAGTGGTCACGCCTGTCCCTGAACCCGTAAACGCCAGCCAAGTACATAACCTGAAACGGCTGTAGTTCAATTGACCTCCCGGCATCTGGCCCCTTGACATGGCGGCAGAACTTGACAAATTTCAGGATGTGTTCAGCCTTGGCAGGAACAAACTCGTAAGGCGCATCCTTACGTTCGACCATATCCAAGAACCGTTGGCAAGCTAGTTTGACATCCTCACACGCCTGAATGTCACCCCTAGTTACCGCTACCGCATACTCAAACGCAGGGTTAAGCAGTGGCGAATAGCTCATCTACATCACTCACTTTTGCCTTCAACTTTGGGCGACCACGGGCAACAAGCCCCAACTCAGCCAACATCTTGACAGCCTTGTCAGCCATCTCAGTACGAATCTTGTACCACGGGCTAGTGGCATCCCCTGAGTTGTAAGTAAACGTGTGGCCTTGCTCACGAATGTTAATTTCTGCTGTCAGCATACTGTCAACAGTAATGACCAGCGCACCAACAAGCAACTCATCTGATGCCGTGAGCGTTCCTGTCGAGGCTTCGACTTCAGCGCGAATAGCAGTCTCAAACGCAGACCTGTCCCAAGTGGAAGGGTCGTTTAAGTAGCCGAGAATGTGACGAGGTTTTTTTGCCATAAGGTTAGTTCCTGTTATCTTGTCATGCTTTAGCGTACCACAAACCGACAGTTCGTACACCCACTCTTGACTTTGCATCTCTACGCAATCGTCCCCGCGCCTGCTCCTACGCCAAACGGCACACTTTTAGTTTCAAATCCGTCACTTGGTAAGGTATGGGTACTACTTTTTGAGTGATGGCATGGCATGGCTATGCTGTATTGCAAACACAAGCATTACATAATAGCCATTGATAAGTGATGATGTGGTGATACTAGGTAGAAGTAATTACAGATTGATAATCGGATAATGAATAATCCTTTTCACCATTTACTGTGTAATGTCTGTATATACCCTTTGATTCAAGACCTGTTTTAAATGAATGATGTGATTCACACAGGCTTTGAAATAGATTTAATTTAAAGGCATATTCGCCAAGTGCAGACCATGCAAATAGGTGGTCTATATGTTCTGCTTGGGTTATCTGGTTATTTAATAAACAGGCTTGGCACAGTGGTTGTTTAGATAATTGAATGGCTCTTTGCTTGGCCCATGCTGCTGTCTTGTAATGGGCATTAAATGCCTGTCGGTCTTGGGTGGTGGTCTTAGGTGGTGAATGCTCTGCACAGAAGATGCTTCCCTTGATGGATGGATGCTTGCACCTGTACTTGCTGCACTGTGTGGGTGGTGATGTGGGCATCTAGCCATTATCCACAAGTTACCCACACGCATCAAAGTTATCCACTGCTGTGCAAGATGTGGGCCAGAGTTATACACAGGTTGTCAGTCTTATATAAGACCAAAATCTGTGGATGGATACCACTAGCAGTGTGGATAACTTTTGCTAAGGGGTAAGCATGGGCAAAGCCTAAAACGTCTTAAAAGGGCTTTTAGGGGCTTCTATGGGCCTATGTAAAACACAAGCAATTCCAAGCAACTTTTGCAAATGCTTTGCATATCTATTAGTGCAACTTTTCTATAGAAACATAGGGTTTACCCTAAGAATAGTTTTTTGTGGATAACACTAAAATCCAAAGCATGGGACAGGATGACGCAGCCCATACACAGTTTAGCAAACCAAAGGATTAAATTATGAACAGCAAGCAAATCAAAGTAGCACAGACAGTCACTAAACGTGAGTATGTTGAGTGGAAAACTTGCAAATACATCGGTGGTGAGTTGACTTTCACTATGGATGAGATAGGAGACAAGGTATTCATTCAAGGCAGCAACACACAGTCAAAGCACTGGTTTGACACTCACTTCATTGTCCAATTCACCATTGGCCCTAAAGGTGGTGTCAAAGTCAAAGTCAAAACCTACGCAGTCAAAGTCAGCAAGTAAATCAACCCACAGGAGAAAACACCATGAAATATCAACCAGCTTTTAACGTATGGGCCATGCCCGATGCCTTCTATAAGCACATTCAACCCGGTCAATGGGTCTACGCAGGGTCTAAAGACAATAAAGGCATCTTCTTGGGTGTCAGGAAGTCTGGCACTGTGGTGGTGGCTTGGTACATGAATGCCAAGTCGCACAAGTCATTCAGGGACTATGTGAAGACCCTGCATAACTACGCATCTAACAAATAAGGAGATACCAAAATGAAAGCCTACAAGCACTTAATCAAGCACTGCCTGTCTATGGGTTGCACTGTCTCTGTATGGGATGGTGAAGAATGGCAAGTTAAAAGAAGCACTGGTTACAAAGCCATTATTGATGCCATTGAATCAGTAGAAGAAGCACAGTTAAGAATAAGGCAGAAAGATACTGTCATTGGATGGGCCTTAGTGTCTGCCTTTGGTCTTGAAGATGATGAAACAGTGGTGGATTACACCTGTACATCATTTATGGAAGAGTGGTCAGAAGTTTATGAATCAACAATCTAAGGAGAAACAGAAATGAAAGAAACTATATTGGACATATTGACAGCGATTCTTTTGGGCCTTGTGCTATGTGGTTTTGCACTGGCTTATTTTGACATCCTGACTTACTAATTAACGAAAGACAAAACATGACAAAACACCCTGCACACTCAGCAGCAAGACTAGAAGTTGATCTTGTGGCTTTCCATAGCTTGCTGACTGAAAGCTTGAATGATGAAAAGGCAGCACTCATAAAAATTTCAAAACGCTGCATAGAAACCCTCAAATCCTTGAGGCAAGAAATGGCAGCAAGGGAAAGACAAAGACAGTTTGACCAACAGATTTTTTGTGACAAATTGACCTTTGAATTTTCTGTTAACGCTGATTTTTCAGCGTCTTACAGTCGAAATTATGAAGATATGTTGATTGATGGAGAAATCATCAAAAACATCATTTCATATGAAAGACAACTTCAAAACATGAATGATGAATACTTGTTCGCCAAAGTGACTATAACCGACACTGACCCTGAAACCTAACCAAACGAAAGACAAGACAAAATGCAAAAAGTATTTATGCTTAAAAAAGTGGCTTCCATTATTAATGGTGGATTAACTCAGACTTCTAAAATGCCTTGTAAATCATATTCTCTGCCTACTGTGGCTTGTATTACTGGTTACAAGATGGCACAGATTAAGGGAAGCATCTGCTCTACCTGTTATGCAGACAAGGGCTTTTATTCTATGTATCAGAACACCATACAACCAGCACAACACGCTAGATTAGATTCTCTGACTAGTGAGCACTGGGTTGCATCAATGGTGGCTTTAATTGGGCTTGATGCTTACTTCAGATGGCATGACAGTGGAGACCTGCAGGGTCTCTGGCACTTGGAGAAAATCGCACAGGTAGCAGCACAGACACCAGACACCATGCACTGGCTACCTACAAGAGAATATTCAATGATTAAAGAATATATCTCTAAATATGGCAGTCTTCCCGATAATCTCATTATTCGGTTATCTGCTATGTATCCAGATCAACCAGTAAAAGTGCCAGCCAGCCTACAGGGTATTAAAAATATTACTGTGTCTAATGTGCATACCAAGACAGCCATTGGAGAGCCATGCAAAGCACCTGCACAAGGTGGAGAGTGCAGAGAGTGCAGGGTCTGCTGGTCTGCTGTGCCTGTGTCTTATGAATTGCATTAATAGGAGATTTAAAAATGAAACATTTTCCGAGAATGATGTATAGCGTATCTACTGAAAATGATATGTATGCTCCACTTGATTCAATAGCATTTAAAGGCAAGTGCTATTTTATTATTGAAGCTAATAAATTTTTTGGTGGCGATGATTCAGAGTCTTATGTCTCTGATGTTTTTGAATCTCCAAATTGGGGTCAAGTATTTATTGAAAGCATGAAAGCACAGCAATTCACTTTAAATTTTCACCACTGTTATTTAGAGGGATTAAATATAGTCTCTGTGCATGGTGATGTAACCATTTTGTCTTTTAGCTTGGGGTCTTAATATGAGTTATTTTTCTGATTTGGATATTGCACTACAAGAAAAGAAACAAGGCAAAGGCAGAGAAAATATCTCTGTTAACTCTGTAGGGGTCTGCTTGGCAGATTCTGGACAGCCTGTGCAGCTTTATATCGTTGACACCATTTATGCCTGTGGGTCTTTGGATGTATTTCTTTTAAATGGGCCAGATGACCAAGATTCAAGAGAAGTACACAGGGATGATTTCTGGTGTCTGGCCTGACTAGACAGACCCAAGAGAATCCGGTCACTGACCGGGTTTTTTTGGGCCTGTTAAGTAAGTGAGTGCTCACTTCTTGGTATGAGGGTCTACAAGGCATTTTTGCAGTGTCAAGCCACTACCCTACAGGCACAGGTCAAATGGTCTACTGTGGGCCTGATGTGGGCCTTTGTGGTGGCATGGTCTGGTCTGTGGTCTGCTGCTGGTCTGCCTGTGGTCCTGTAACCAGACAAACTAAGGGTTTACCCTTACGGGTTTTCCCCTACGTAGTAGGGGTTTACCCTGATGCGAAGTGAGTGCTCACACACATCAGCGGAAGCTTATATAACCAAACGGCAATATAGAGCCAAAAAACCCTAAAAGCCAACTACGCATTTCGGAAAAAAAATTTAGAAGAAAAAAAATGCCTAGCTGGACTAGGCAAAAAATTTCCCTTTCCGGAAATCTGGAAAAAATACAAAAAAATTGTTTAAGCCTTCTCAAATTTTTTCAGCAAATTTGTTGGGGGTTTCCAGTTAATTTCGTCAACTCTGTAGGAAATTACGTCAGCATTCTGCTTTTTGTAGCCAGAAGCGTAAGCGGCTCTGGATGCTGCCAATGCTTTTGCTTTTGTATCAAATGGCCCTTGCGAACCCCAATACCAGCCTGATTGTTTTTTTATGAGTGGCATTATTTTAGGAATCTCAGCTTGTATTTAGTGGAATCTGCCAAGTCAAGCAGTTCATCCACGATGTTTTGCAGTTCACTGTCTTGCGGGAATCCCGGCATCTTGCGATAGCTTTCAATCTGGTCACAAACATACTGAACAAGCTCCAAACCATTTTCCCCCAGAAAAAGTGCCTTTTCCGCGAAAATTATTTTCGAGTATCGGCCTTGGTACGCCTCAATAAATTTGTCTGACAGATCGTCAAGGCCATCGTAGAAGTCACCCAAAGCCATGTGCTGTGAATAGCTGTCAGTGCCAAGATGGTGGATATGCCCTGCTGTCACGCCGTTAAGCAGACACATTGCAAACTCTCCCATCACATTAGACGGTGCTTCATTGATGCTGAATTTCATGGTGGATTCTCCTGTTGGAATTGTATTACTTTAACTTGCGGCCTGAAAGCATCAATGCCCGGCAATCGTTCCAGCCCTGCACATATTGGGGATGCTCACCCTCTCGCGTGCCAAACGCATCGGGCACGGCTGGCTGTGCAAGTTCTTCTTTTGCAAATGTCATGGCTTGCCCCAACTTTTTAGCCAGCACATCTTCAATCAGCGGCACGACAGCCTCACGCAAATAATCTCGTAACGCTTCTTCTTGTTTTGGGTTCATTTGATAATCCTCAGAAAAGCGCCGCACCGGGCGCATTTGTACAAAGGTTGGCCCTCGACAGACTCCCACATGTGTTGTTTGCAGTCCATCATGTCCCCTTAGTGCCCCAATCGGGCATCTTTTCGTTGGCAGCAAGTGCCTTAAGTTCAAGATATAAATTGTCTAATGTAGGATTTTTAAAATTGCCGCTGCAATAGTGCGACCAGAACCAAGTCGCTTCTTCCCAGTTGCATTGTTTAAACAACCTGTCCCGCACAAATGCGCCGGGGCTGTTGGGCATATAGCATTTCAAAGGATTTTCAATTTCGGCTCTCATAGCCGCTGCAATGGCTGTGTAGTTCATTTTTGTCCTATCTTGTTTAGTGTCCACTCAAGCAGTTCTTGCTGAGTAATGTCATAGTAGTCAACAAAACCTTTGCTTCCAAGCCCGTGGAAACCCTTATTGCCACGATGGTGGGAAACGCATAGTGGTATCAATGTCTTGTAGTCGCCTTTGCCCCAACCCCCTGCTCTTAGGTGGTGTAACTCCACTGGCCCCGGCTCATGTTCGCCATGCAAGTGATGGCACAGCGCACAGCCAAGACTTGCCACGGCCTCTTTATGCTTCTTCTCTGCGTTCTTCAAGCGTCACCCCGTTAGTGTTGGCCCAATACAACAACCACTCAGTAAAGCTGATGGCTTGCTCTTTGGTAAACCGTCTGCTTTGCAGTCCTAGCTGTACTATCCGCAAACCATCAATGCTTGGCATCACTTTGCTGACAGATGCTGACTCTCCGTTCTCATGCGCCCATTGGTCAATCAGGTATCGTTTCCAAGACTCAGTTGACCAGCGGCTACCGTGAAGTTGAGACTGTTTGGCAATTTGATTAATGATTGCGTGATACAGGCTCTCTTGATTACGACTTTTCATGTCTAAAGTCATAGCACTCCAATCATGCGTAAAGCGTCTTCAGGGCCATCAATGCGATGCAAGCCACCACCTATCCAATTCCCAAAAAAGTCTTGCTGTAGCCTTGTTAAACCTTTTTTAGGGCCATCCTTGATCTCGACCAGATATGTTTGACCGTTGTAGCCAACCAAAAGGTCAACAGGTAGGCTAATGATCCAGACGTAAGCGCCAGCGGCTCGTAGCTGTGCAACAACTTCAGCCTGATTTGCGTCCACACGGCTTGCGTATCTCATTCAAGTTCTCCGTTTTGTAGTCTTGTCATGTAATCACGAATCCTTGCTACAGAACCCGTGCCGTACCGTTTTTCCAACCATTCAATTCTGGCTTGCGTCAGAACTTTCTGTTTGGTCACTTGGTAAGTGCAAAGCAATACCCTTGCTTCGCCCAACTCAATCTGGTATCTGTCGCCAGCGTCTTGAATCTGTCTGCGTGTCATGGGTAAGGCCACAGTTGAATCAAGCCCCACTTCATTTGTGGGTACTTGCGAACAATGTTTGTCTTTTGCAGACGCTGAATGCTGGCCCAGACTTGTTTTGTTGTCCAGCAGGTGATTTCTTCAATCTCCCTGCTAGACAGTTCCCCGTGTTCAAGCAGCTTCTTCAATGCGTAAGGTCGTTTCATACTTTTCTCAAGACTTGGTTGATCTGTTGACGAATGTGTTCTGGCATGGGCGCAGCCTTCTGACGGTCTGCCTCAATTTTTAGCAGCACAGGGTCACGACCAATGTGTTGGGCAGGGACTGTTGTTCGGGCAACGTCAGCGGCTTGTTGGGCAAAGGATTGTCTTGGGGCATTTTGTCGGCGCACCCAATTTCTCCATGTTGCCAACCAATCAGTTCTAGTTGCTTTATTTGCTGGAACTGAAATCCAATAATCTTTAAACTCGTCAAAGACTTTTGCGGGAACCAAGTCCTTGCGTTCTGTTTGACAAAAAGAAATCCAATCATCTGGCAAAACAAAGTCCACTGGCAAGCGCGAACCGCGATTGCTTTTTTGCCTCTGCTCTGTCTTTGTCTCTCTCTCTGTCTCTCCCTCTCCCTCTGTCTCTGGGATAGCATCTTGATAGCACTCTGCTAGCACTCCACTAGCAACAACAAAAAAACCTTTATCAATCAACGGCTTAACGCCATCTTGGTAGTCTTTAGGTGTTATGTGCAATCGAAACACTAGCTCATCTAGTGAGCCATCAAAAGTCCCGTCTTTAGACTCTGATGCTAGCAACCAAAGCAAAGGTGCTAGCGCCTTGCTAGCAAGTGGCAAGCACATAAATACACGGTCATTTAAGAGGTCACGATGGAGTTTGATCCACGGTGGGCAACGGTCTTTGTAATGTTGAAAGACGGCCCAATTTTTTGGCTGTAAAAGCATAAATTTTCCATTCACTGTCCTTCACTGAAGAAACGCACGGCAGGTGGGAAGGCTCACTTTTCGACACGCTCATGACTTCGTATCTATCCGGGTTTCACAAAACTATACCACCACTCAAGCTCTGCTGTAAACAGTAACTTGGCGATTGTTGCCAACTTGCTTTTGTTGTATCTGTGAAATCTGCGACTTGCTGTAAATTACTTGTTCTTTACTGCGCCAATCAAAAGCATTGCCTGTTGACTTTGCTTGTCCATCATCCCAAACATCAGAGTTTTCTTGTTGCTTTTTGGCAACATAGGTTTTCCCGGTTAGCTTGTGATGGTAGGCGTACTTGCCGTTGCTTTGCATTACTTTTGCAACGCACACAATGATGCCATCTGCAACCAGTGCGTCTTTAATTCCCGCTGCTGAATCTAGGTATTTGCCTGTCATGCGCTTAGTGATTGTCCTATGGCTTACAGGGCCATCTTTTAGTTGTTCGAGATAGTATTGTTTTGCTGGTAACACAGTGTCAGTTCCTTCTTTGTGGTGAGTTCAATGGCCCGAGCCAAGAGAGCAACAGTAGCTGCCTCCAAGTCGCCGGGATCAAAAGTGTACTGCTTGACAGCTTGGATTGCAGTAACGCAAAGCTCCTGTGCTGCGGCAGTTTCGTGGTGGTCTGGTGTGTTCATGCTGGCAAGAGTATCATTGTTGACCCGGTTGTCTATTAGGGTTTGTCCTAGTGTTTTTTTTGTTGATGCGTCATAAGATGGAGGCTCAACAAGACAGGAGTTCACATGGTAATTACATTGTCCCGCAAAGAAATTGAGAAAATTCTTCTTGATTACGCAAACAAACTTATTGAAGGCTACGGCTTTAATGACGTTGTCTCTAGCACCTACCGCGATCTGCCAGCTACTATTGAGTTGGTTAAATCAGAACCGAAAGAACCGACACAACCGATACAGGTGCAAGAATGACCACATTCCAAATTCGTTGCAAAGCCCGTGAGTTGTTTAAGACTTACGATGCGCCACCACAAGTCATTCAGCAGTACCAACGCAAGTGGGTGCGATCAGTTATCCAGCTTGGCCCTAACTGGCTGTTGGCTCAACCTGTAAGGAAAGTAGCATGAACGTCTATCAAAAACTTAATGATGCTCGTCATAAGTTTCACAGCACTGAATTGAAAAAGTCAGGCCACAACAAGTTTGCTGGTTACAAATACTTTGAACTTGGCGACTTCATTGTTCCAGCGTTGAGCATTTTTGATGAAGTTGGATTGACAAGCGTTATCAGCTTTGGCAAAGAGTCTGCTGACATGAGAATCATCAACACTGACAAGCCAGAAGAAATGATTGTCATTGAGTCACCCATGTCTGAGGCTAATCTCAAAGGTTGCCACCCGGTACAAAATTTAGGCGCTGTTCAGACGTATATTCGTAGGTATCTTTGGGTAGCAGCACTTGAGATCGTAGAACACGATTCGCTTGATTCGTCTAAGCCTGTTGAAGACAAGAAAGTCATCATCACCCCATCACAGGGTATTGCAGACACTATTCCTCCAGAGGAAATGCAGTACCTTCAGGAATTAGCGATTGATCTAATCGCTAACGTGGCTGAAGGAAACCCAAAGCAAGCCCTTGATAGGCTTGACTCTGAGAATCTTGAGGCTGATCAAAAGGTCGCACTGTGGTCATTGCTAGATAGCAAAACCCGGTCGGCTATTAAAAAAGCAAAGGAATGAAAATGCAATACGACAACAGCAATCGCGGAGCCATTTTTAAAAACGATGACAAGCAACAAGACAATCATCCAGACTACAAAGGCAGTCTCAACGTCAATGGTGTTGACCTGTGGGTGTCAGGATGGCTTAAAACGTCTGAGAAGACGGGTAAAAAGTTTATGAGCCTGTCAGTCAAGCCAAAGGAAGATAAGCCCGTTAAACAGGCTTCAAGCCCTAAACGGGTCAATGTTGAATTTGATGATGATGTCCCATTTTAAGGAACTGAAATGAAAAAAGCTCTTATTGGTGTTTACCTTGCAACACTTGCCACCTTGACATGGGCCACCTGCACAACCCACAGTTACACCATGAACGGTCGGTTTGTCACTTGCACAACTTGCTGCTACGGTAGCAACTGCACGACCAACTGTTTCTAATCAACGGGCCGAAAGCGGATGTTGCATAGCGGCGAAGCGTTTGACCTTTATCAAACGGCATTGCAAACGCAGCGAGTAGGCCCACCTACAAGGATAAGACATGGAATACGCACAAAAATTTAAAGAGTTCTTTGACGTTAAATTTCCCCGTGTTCGGGCAGAAGACCCAATAACTTCTTACGAAGCAGCAGACTCAATCGTAGAGTCGGCATCTAAACATTGGAATGTGATTTGCAACTGCTTAAAAGAACATGGGCCACTTGGAAAAGATGGTATTGCAGGGTTAACTGGTCTTGATGGAAATCAAGTTGCTCGGCGCATGAACGAAATGAAAGTTATGGGCATGGTGTTTCTAACAGGCAAGACAGTTAAATCAAACAGTGGTCGTAACGAAAGAGAGTGGACAGTATGAAAGAAACACAATCGTATAGCAGCACAGAGTTTGCTGTTATGCAATGGGCACAAGCTAGGGGCATTTACGATAACGGTACAGCACTAGGTCAAGCAAAGAAAACGCTTGAGGAAGCTGGCGAGTTGCTTGCTGCTGTTGCCGTTAATGACCGTGAGGAAATTTCTGATGCCATTGGTGACGTTATGGTCACGCTGGTTAACGTAGGTGTGTTGTGCGACTTGGACTTGCGCCAGTGCTTTTACAACTCCTACAAAGTTATTGAGCCACGCAAAGGTTATATGAACAAAGCAGGTCAATTTGTAAAGGAGTCGTGATGCTTTGCAGTACTTGTACAAATCCAACTCATTGTGTAAATCTTGGGCATTGCGGTATGCGTATTAGTACACAAGCAACTGTTCATGTGTCTGCCCTTGATAAACAAGAATCAGGCAATCACTACAAGGACAAAGCCATCCAACCTATTGTTTACATTCACGCCAACAATTTAGGTTTTTGTGCCGGGAACGTAGTGAAATATGTTACTAGGTACAAAACCAAAGGCGGCGCTGCTGACATACGCAAAGCCATTCACTACTTAGAGTTATTGCTTGAGTTGGAATATCAAGACAAGACTTCCAGCACATGATTGATGTGCTTGAGTCGGTCATCTAAACCGATTGTGCCGCCATTGATCTTCTTAGTCATGGCGACATAATCTTTTGCATCGGCCTCTTTGTTTAGGCCACGCTTATTCCAAAACCATGCCGCTGAAAGTGCTGCGTATTTTGGCGACAACAAAAGGTCAGGCGAATGAATGAAATCTTGCTGCAAAGCATCACCACAGAGAGTGTAGTTGTCCTTGCCAGTAAGCTGGATCAAGCCACGGCCTTTGTAGAGGCTACCTTCCTCAGTTTCTTCGGTTCCGTTCCCCATACGACCACCGTATACCTTGTTTGCGATCTTGTCGGGATTGCGGTGATACGGTTGTGCTGCCTCAAGATTAGGAAATCTGCTAGGCCAGACACGGCACAGGGCTTCCGCTGAGTAATTCAAGTTTTCTTGCAGAGTCTTAAAGTTGCCTGATTCGTGAGCGCATTGACCAATAAAAGCAGCTATACGCAGTGGCGTGTTGATTTCATAGCGTTGCATAGCCTCATTCAAAGGCTCTAGCCAATCGTCATCAATGTGCAATTCTTTAATTTGTTCAGCAGTAATCACTTAGATGCTCCAGATTTAGAAAGCAAATCGGTCTTGGCTTGTGAACCAGCAGACGATCCAAAATAGTAGGCAATGATGCCCGTCCATGCCGTACCCAAGCTGCCAAGCATCATTAAGATAGCAGGGTTGCTGCTGTCGATCTGGTTAAAGAACATCATTACCATAATGCCAAAGAAGCCTATAGTCACAGCGCCAGCTAAGATAGGCGGCATCATGCTTCTGGTGGTGGCTTGCATCTCCCGTGCTGACTTACGGTCTTCCACCTCTAGCTTTTCAAAGTTAAGGCCAAGTTCTTGCGCTTGCTTTTGCAATTCGATCTCTGCAATCTTGACCTGTGCGATCTGCTCGGCTGACAGCTTGTTGTTGGAGATCATGTCTCCCACTTTGTCAGGGTCAACGCCAATAGCTTTTGAGATAGCCGACACAGCCATACCCGCTAGTGGGCCACCCATTGCAGTAGCGATGGTAGGTGCGATTTGTTTAAGCCAATCCATATCAATTACCCCTTTTGGTTAGCATGGCGCTGGCAATCTCCAGCATGAATTTTACTTGTTGAATGTCTTGCGGTGGCTCTGCCCACCCGACCGTGACCTGTCCTACAAAGCGGTGGCTGTCAGGTGGTACGCTGACCCGGCAGGTGAACGTCACGCCTTTTTCGATGTACCACAGGCCCACCTCAGACTGAGCATAGCGGTAGTCCCCGCAGGGAATCTCGTTGGTCATCAACTTGACCACATCCGAATTGTTGGCTGAGTTCTGGCTGAACAGACCCACATCAATGTCTTCAATCGTCTTGTCGCGCCCGTCCTTGGTGTAGGCTTTGTACAGCACCCGGCTGTTGAACAGCGGGTTGACCTTGAACACCGCCACCACGGTTGCACCTGTCTTTTTGAGCAGCATGGAACTGGCATCATCGGCTCGGTTCGTGTTGATCTCTGGCAGCTTCTTCGACTCTTTGTAGGCGTCCAGCATAAAGGTCTGGTTCTGCCAAAGGAAGTACCCGGCAAACGCCACCACACCCATGATGAGGATGGCAAACAGCTTGAACGGGCTGTCTACATACCCAAGAACTTTGTCAATGATGGATGCTGGTTTATCGCTCATCGCAGGTGCTTCATGTAAAGAACAATGCCGCCTACCAGAAGGCCAGCAAGGACGATTACTCCCAATCCGATGGCTATGTACTCAACCATGTCTTCAAGCTGCCGCTGCCGCCTCTTTGCTTCTCTGGCGGCTTCTTCCTTGGCTTCCCTGCGCTTACGGGCAGCAGCGGCTTGGAACTTCTGCCAATCACCCCACATGCCAGGTCTGCCAGCGTAGACCATCCGTTCACGCAGTTCCACTTCTTGCGCGTTCAGTTGCTCCAACGCCATGAATTCTTCCATGTCGCTGCCGCCGCCCTTCTTGGTGGCTCTTTCTTGAATCACTGCCTTGTTGTCAAAGTAGTCAAACACCCGTGAGCCGAGCGCAGACAGTTCTTTGCCGTTGGCTAGAGCGCCTTTGATGACTGCAAAAGCAGCGTTAGCAGCAGCAAGTTCGGCAATCATCGCAGCACCTCAACAAATACTTTGGCGCACCAGACCACCAGCCCACAAAAGAGGGCCGCAGCGATAAAGCTAACGGCCCAGTCTTTCATTTCAATATCCACACCGCAGAAAAAATCGTTCCTGCCATAGAAATAATCATCAAGCCAGCAGTCTGCAACATGATGGTTTCAATGCGTTTAAGCCTAGCATTGATCTGCTCGTACCTGATCGCACAAACTTCTTCGTGAGTTGACAGTCGAGCGTCTGTTTTGTCTACGGTGCTCATTTCATCCATTCCTTATTGGCGAGTAGTCTGGGGTCTTCGGGCTTGAATTTTAAAGCCTCGTCCAGTTCTTGTCTTGCTTTATCCTTATGGCCTAGATGCCACGCCGCAATGCTGCACAGGTCGTGCGGCTTGTCAGACCATGCAGCGGGGTCCATTGTATAGACCTCCAGCTTTTCCTTAATTTTCAGCGCCCTAGTTGCTGCAAAGTAGCAAGTCTCCCAATCATTAGTGTTGTAGCAGAACATGGCGTAATCCACCCACGGCTCACGGGTGTTGGGTTCTTCAAGGCAAGCCCCCTGATACCACTTTTCAGCCTCTTTGATCTCGCCTAGGCTTTCGTGTGACTTGCCAAGCAGCCTCATGGCGTAGCATCGCTCATGGCTCCAACTTGCCTGTGGCATTGTCAGGTACTTCTTGAGCGCAGGGATGGCCTCTCTCCACTGAGAATAAAACGTCAATTCTCTAGCGTAGTAGAAAGCATTTCGGTGACAGTACGGGTCTTCTTTAACCGCCAACTCAAGCAAGGGCAAGTATTGGCTGCGTGACTTTGTTTCGTCAGGATGGTGACTGACAAGCAGCATATCCGTGTGTGCGTACACCTCGGGGATTCTGTTGTCAGCACGGATGTACTCATGGATTGGGTGATGCCAGTGGTAGCCGTAGCGATGGTGGATTTTCTCGCTGTAAAACACGACCCCGTTGCTCCAATCAAACTTGTAGCGCAGACGAGTTGTGTCTGTTGCCCACACACGTTCAATCTCTTTTCTCCACCCCGGCTCCAGCACTTCGTCTAAGTCTAGTGAGATGCAGATGTCGATGTCAGGTGGCAGCAATGCAAGAGCAGCATCTCTGGCTTTGTCAAACCGCCAAGGTTTTACGCATATCTCAAAGACTCTAGCGCCAGCGTTCATCGCCAACTGAATCGTGTCGTCAGTTGAGCCTGTGTCAGCAATGACAATTAGGTCAGCATCTTTAGCTGAAGCACAGAATCGTTTGACGAAATGCGCTTCGTTTTTGCTGATGGCGTAGACGGCTATTTTCATATTTTCTTTAAAAGAAGGCAAAGAAGTTACCAAGATACGCCGTTGCAATTACTCCTGATGCGTATACCCATCCTAATGAGCCGCCGTTGGTAGAGTTTGCTCCAGCGTACCAAGTGTCTGTCAGGTTATATGCCCTGACGTTGTTGATTGCCAGATAGTCTACGTTGGCTGCTTGACCTCCACCGCTGAATATCAAAGTAGCGGGAGATGCTGCGGATGTGCCGCTAATGGTCAAAACCCGACCTGCTGCGCCTGTCGCCGTCCAAGGTTGCGTCAGGGTTTGGGTGGTGGTTCCCAAAGCAATAGTTGTTGCACCTGTAGCACTGTAGGTGTTGGTGATAGTCTTAAAAGTGTTGTTGCCAGTAATGGTCAACGTACCTGCGCCACCTTGGTTGAGGGTAATACCGGAGTAATTTGCGTTGCCGCCATCAAATTGTTTTCCAGATGACGATGTGAGGTTAATAGTGCCAGTGCCGGTAATGGTGAGGTTTGTTGAATTGGCTCCCCATCCATTAGGCCCCGAAATTGTCCACGTGCCAGAACCGATAGCCACAGTGCGGACAAGAGTTCCACTAATGCTTACTCCTGATGCAGCAGCTCCTGATAAAGTAACATTATAGTTTGCGGCATCAAATGTACCTTGAATTATAGGCAATGCTGCCGACGAGCCTAAGTTAGTCACAAACGCATCTTGTAAAGTAACAGAGCCACCGGGAGTCTCAGTCCTAACGCCTTGTGTAAAAGTCCTACCTGCACTTGTAATTGTCTGAGCACCCCGCCCTGCAAAAGTCATCTGCCCCGTACCCGTCAGCGTAGTGCCTGTGCCGTTGATCCAGTTACCGTAGATTGCTGGCGTGTTGGTGCTTGTTGCTAACGTCATAGTGTTTGACGTTCTTAATGACATATCTATTGTGCCAATGTTGTAGCTATGGTTAATAGCTACCGTGCCGCCAGATGGGGGCGTAGTTGAGGCAGGGAATACTGCTGTGTCTTGAGCAAGCGGAAACATTGTTGCGTCTTGCACTCCTCCAGATGTTGCCCCCCAACTACCCCCGCTTGCAGCGCCCCAAGCACCAAGGTTAATAACGTAATACACCGTCTTAGCCGCAGGGAACGTAATCCCGCTGTTGCCCTTGGCATCACCGAACCGAGTGCCTGAGATTGGAGCAGCAGCGCCAGCAATGGTGATGTCACGGAAGTCAATGTCAGCAGCGCCAGCAGTCAGAGTGCCAACCGTCAATGTTCTGGTTGTGCCGATGGTGTTTGATGCCAAGAACGTGCGGTAGGCAGATGCTGTTCCAGCGTTCAGCGTCAGGGTGCTGATTGTTTGATTGGCGCTGAATAAAATTGCGTAAATACCCAAAACAGATTGCGAAACAACGGTAAAGTTGTTAAACGTATTTTGTCCAGAAACGGTTGCCGAAGAACCGCCCGTATTGGTAAAAGACGCGGTGTTAAAAGTTTGCCCGCCCCCAAAAAAAGAAGGCGCTGCGGCTGAAGCAAGAATAGTAGATGTACCAGCGTTAAAAGTTAAATTTGTTGATATTGTAAATGTAATAGGATTTCCACTAAGTGTTAATGTACTTCCGTTTAAATTTATAGAACGTATGTTTAAATTACTTGAAGATAAAGTCGCTGCGGTAATTGCATAATTGCTTCCCGATGTACTAAACGAACCATAATTAACAAGTAAAAAACTTGTTTGAATGTTTAATGCGCTTCCTAGTGTCCAAGTAGCGCCAATACCGTTTGTACTAAAGCTAGAGCCAAACACCAATCCATTTGGAGTAAACGTATAACTTGAATTACCCGCGCAACCCATTGGACCTGTATAGCTACGAGTAATCCCCGTAGCAGCAAAACTCACGTTGCCGTGGAAGGCAATACCCACTGAGCCAGCAAAGGTCACGTTGCCAACTAACGGGCCAGCCATTGTGAACGAGGCGCATCGGGCAAGCGTTACACCAGCATCAATTGTGGCTGTGTAGGCTGTGGCGTTAGACAGCGAATCAAAGTTGACCTCATCAAGCGATGTGGGGATGGCTGCTCCACCACCGCCGCCAGATGTTGTGTCCCACTTGGTTGTGGATGACCAGTTGCCTGTGCCGCCTACCCAATACAGTGTGCGAGGGGCGGGTGCAGCAGTTCTAAATACCGGGGCTGCGGCTGTGCCAGTGCTGTTGGCTCCAGCGTAAAACTCACCGGGGCTGCTTGCATTAATAGCCCAACTACCCATAGCCAAGTAATCAATCCCAGTAACCGCAGGTCCAGCAATGGTGTTTGCACCACTTGTGCCAGTAATGGTCACCACGTTACCCGCCGTTCCTGTTACGGACCATTTGCCAAAAGTGTGGTTAGTCGTTCCAAAAGAAATTGCGTGCGATACAGTTTTAGTTGAGGCAAGTTCACCGAACGTGTTATTTCCGGTGATGTTTAGCGTTGACCCCCCTGTTGCGCCTCCAATTGTAAGTTTGTTGTAATACTTGGAGGCTCCAGCAAACGTTCTTGCCAAGCTAGATATACTGGAAAGAACGATTGTTGATGAGCCCGCAACAACTACGGTCGAAACGTTGCAATCCCAAACAAAGTTAGTGGCGGACAAGGTCCAAGTTCCACTGCCCATTCTGACGGTCGCCGTGGCATCTAAAACAACCCTTCCAACACTGACATTGTATGTAGCAGCATCAAAAGTTCCGGTTACGGTTAAGGTGTTTCCCACAAGGGACAGTGCATCGGCAAGTTGGACGCTCCCAGAAGAATTACGCGCAGATACTCCGCATCCCGTAAGCGGAACTCCGTTACTAACTATGGTTTGTAACGCATTTTTACTGAATAAAAGTACCGTAGAGCCTGTGAACGCAACGCCTGTATTAAGTTTCCAGTCGCCGTGCACGCTTATGGAAGACGTAAAATTTAACGTCATTGCGCTGGTACGAAGCAAGGCGTCAAATGTGCCGACGTTCCATTCGGCGCTAATTGTTATTGTCCCTGCTGCACCAACGTCGTCAAACACCGCAGTGTCTTGAGCAAGCGGGAAGTTGTTGATGTCAGGCGTACCACCAGACCCCGGAGCCCAAGCTGTTGCACTCCAGTTTTGAGCGCCAGCAAGGTTCCAGTACACCGTTTTGGGGACAGGGAACGTGATGCCTGTGTTGCCGCCGCAATCCCCGGCGCGTGTAGGCGATGCACCCGATGCTGCGCCAGCGAGGTTAATGTCTCGGAAATCGCAGTCAGTAGCAGAGATGGCATTGACTGTTAAGGTGCGCGGAGTTCCGGCTGCGTCAGAGCCCATAATAATACGCCGCAAAACAGATGCGCCCGCACAGGTCAATGTTCCGTTAATTGTGTTATTTCCGGAAATACGAACAATCATTACCCCCGCACTTGCCGGTGCAGTTACTGTTAAATTGTTAAATACAATATCTCCAGATATACTACAATTGGACGGTAAAACAGTGTTTGAAAACGACAGGTTGTAGAGGGTTCTACCGTCAACACTTACAGTGTTATTTTGACCAGTCAATGTAATGCTAGAGGTTCCTGCATTAAGCGTCAGATTTGTTCTTGGCGCGCAGGAAAAAGTGCCCTGCAAGGTAAGCGCGCTTGCACCAAGTGTAATAGTCCTGACGTTGGAGTTGTTAGATGAAAAACTTGCACAATTGACCGAATATCCTGCAGTGTTAAACGTGCCATTTGTTACTGTTATGCCACCAAATCCAACATTTAACGCATCAGCAAGTTGAACGGTTCCTCCATATGTATCTACAAAAATACTAGAGTTATTAAATGACTTTCCTGCGCTGGTAATAGTTTGATTGATTCCACCAGAAAAAGTAAAGAAAGTGCTAATTGTTAAATTTACGCCAGACCCATTTATCCAGTTACCGTATACCGTTTGAACGGATGTACTGGTGAGCGTAAACGCTGTAGTTCGTGCAGATAGGTCAATTGTGGGCACATACCCAATTGCGGAGTTTAATTGGACTGTTGTTGCCGCGCCTGCATTGGTAAATGTAGCGGTGTCTTGCGGTAATGGAAAGTTGTCCGTATTGGGTGCGCCCGTGGAGGTTGCTGCCCATGCGTTGGCAGACCAAGCCTGTGTGCCGGATAGGTTCCAATACACCGTCTTAGGCGTACTGAACGTGATGCCCCTGCACTCACCGCGATTGCCGATGCGTGTTCCGCTGATGGGGGCTGCTGTGCCACGGACGTACAGGCCACGGAAGTCTGCGTTTGTCAGGCTTGGGGCAGAGTTGACAACAAGGTCTTGGGAAATGCCGTAAGCGGCTGAGCGGAACCATATACGGCGATTGCCTGCTGTGTTTGTGGTGGACAGTGTGCCGTTGATGGTTTGCTGGGAATCGAACGTGACTGAGCTTGCGCCAATGACTGATGGCCCGGTGACGAAAAAATTATTAAAGGTGTTTGCGCCTGCGATTGTTCTCACAGCGGTGGAAGAGGTTGATGTAAAGCTGACGTTATTGAATGTCAATCCGCCGCTTGTAATACCCGTGGTTCCGCCAGTTAAATTGATCTGAGATGTTCCGGCATTCCATGTTAAGCCGGTGGCTATTCCTAAATTTAATGCGGTACTTGAATTGACGCTGATAGTAACTGTGCTTGAACCAAAATCTACTGATCTAGTTGAAGAACTAGCGGAAGAAAAACTAGTCGAAGTGATAGAAAAATTTCCGCTATTAAAAGACCCATCGTTTACGCTTATTGCTGACGTTGAAGTTAATGCGCTACCAAGTGTCCAGCCTCCGCCAATGCCGCCAAATGTTAGTCCAGCAATGCTAACGCCGTTGGTGGTAATTGTTTTACCCGTGGTTGTAGCATTAAATGTTGTCGCAAAACCTGATGTCCAAATTGTTCCCGCCACTAACGTCATAGAGCCGCTAATCGTAAGAGGGGCAGATATTATTGAAAGCGTGACGGTGTTAGCAGAAACGGTAAGATCACGGCACAGACCGCCGGTAATTGTGACCGTGTAAGTGCCAACCTGATTAAAGAAAACATCATCTACTGCGGTAGGCGCGGATGCACCGCTGGGTCCGCCGGAGGTAGCAGACCAGTTTGTAGTGCTGCTTGTGTTCCAAGTACCCGCACCACCAACCCAGAAGCGATCAGCCATGTTTACTCCTCAGTTGGAGGAGTTTCTTCAACAACTTCTACTGGTGGGGCAGTTACGATGGCAATCCAGTTGTCCACACGCTGCTGCTTCATAGCATTAATCTGCTCGTCAGTCATGCCGTGGTCGTCAGGCAGGTGCAAGGCGTCCCGGAAGACGCCGTGCGGTGTGTCAAATTCAAAGTCGATTTTCATGTTTAGAATCCAAAGTTTTTAGCAATCAAATCCCATTTGATAGCAGTGCTATCGTAAATGAAACCCATGTAATCTTCATTTCCAGCACCAGAAGATGTTGTTGGCAAAATAAGATCGGTTGACCCTCTGAAAACACTATTCCAACTAAAAGTCTGCACGTTTGTGCTTGTTAATCGGAACATTAACTTCTGACCATTTGCCAATGTTCCTGTTGGAGCATTAAGTGTAAAGGTTCCA